TGTACGGTTCCCAGTTCGACCTCGACGACGTCGGTAACACGTTCGCGCTGATCAAGCAGCGCGACCGGCTGAACTATCCGACGGTTCTGGAGCCGCTGCCCGCGTCGTCGGTGACGATCCGCGTGCGCTCGGGTGTGGTGTCGTATGAGGTCGACGGGCAGTCGGTGGACGTCGACGACATCTGGCACGAACGGCAGTTCGCGGTGTCCGGTTCGGTGATCGGTCTGTCCCCGACGGCGTATGCGGCGCTTTCGCTGTCCGGTTACCTGTCCGCGCAGGCGTTCGCGGCGCAATGGTTCGCCGGCGCGGGCGTTCCCGCCGCGATGTTGAAGAACAACGCGAAGACGCTCACCTCTGAGCAGGCCACCGCTGTGAAGACGAAGTTCAAGGATTCCGTGGCGACCGGCGACGTGTTCGTGACCGGCCAGGACTGGGACTACCAGATGCTCGGCGCGAAGGCATCCGAGTCGGCGTTCGACGCGATGATGAAACTGTCGGCGCCGGATATCTGCCGGTTCTACGGCGTGCCCGGCGACATGGTGGATGTCGAGTCGGCGTCCGGTTCGATCACGTACGCGAATGTGACCCAGCGAAATCTGCAACTGCTGATCCTGAATCTGGGTCCGGTGTTCACCCGCCGTGAGCGGACGTTCACGGCGCGGCTGGTGCCACGCGGGCAGGTCGTCAAGTTCAACACCGACGCTTTCCTGCGGATGGATCCGGCGTCGCGCGCGCAGATGATGGACGCCGCGATCACTAACCGCCGTTTGACCGTTTCCGAGGCCCGTGCGCTGGACAATCGTCCGCCGCTGACCAACGACCAGGAGGCCGAGTTCGCGCGGCTGTTCCCGACGCGCACCGCCCCGCAGCCTGCCGCGCAGAACGCCGCACCGCAGATCGCCCTGCACATGGCACCGATCACCGTGCATCAGCCGGATGTGAGCGTGAACGTCCCTGAGCGCGATGTGACGGTCGAGAACCATGTGAACGCCGCCGGGGACATCACTGTGCAGCCGGCCGAGCCTGCGCAGGTCAGCCTGAGCCAGCCGATCAACGTGGACGCACGGCAGGAAGCCCCGCAGGTGACCGTCAGCATCCCCGAACCGACTCCTGTCCGTAAGCGCGTGGAAACCGACGACGCCGGACGGATCACCGCCATCATCGAGGAGCGAGCCAGTGAGTAAGTCCAACGCGCTAGAGAACGACGTCGTCGACTTCATCTTCAACGCGACCGCGTTCCCGTCCTACGGCTCGATCCTGTACGTGTCGTTGCATACGGGCGACCCCGGCGAGGCCGGGGATCAGACCACGAATGAGGCGACGTACACCGGCTATGCGCGGGTCGGTGTGGCCCGCGACTCCGGCGGCTGGACGGTCGCCGGGTCGCAGTCATCGAATACCGCCGAGATCACGTTCGGAGAATGCACGGCCGGGTCGGACACGATCACTCACGTCGGGATCGGCACCAGTTCGACGGGCGCCGGGACGATGCTGTATTCGGCGGCGCTCACGCAGTCGATCAACATCAGTGCTCTGATTACGCCGAGATTCCCATCTGCGACGCTCATTGTGGCTGAGGATTAGCGGAACATTGGCGTGATAAGTCGCCATCGTGCGACCACGACGACAGAAGGAACGAGATGGCTGACTCCTACACGCAGGTGCCGCCGAACAGCACCGGCAACAAACTCCGCACCCGTACCCGCGTTATCGGCGTCGACACCGTCCACGAGCAGGCGGTGTTCACCGGCGCCATGCCGACGTACTACGCGCTGGCCGACGCGGTGGCGCTGGCCGCGAACAAGCACCACATCAGCATCTTCAACGCCTCCGGCTCGGGGTCGCTGGTGTCGATCAAGAAACTGTTTCAGATCAACCTGTCGCTGGCCGCGGTAACAGGTGTGGCGTTGCGGTTTGACATGAAACGGACGACGGCACAGTCGGCGGGCACGGCGATCACCCCGGCGTCGATGGACTCGAATAACCCGGCGCTGCCCGCCCAGATCACGGTGAACACGAACGGCACGATCACCGAATCGACGCTGCTGTACCCGTTCGTTACGCAGTCGGATGAGGTGACGGCGGCGAACACCGCGGTTGCCAACTACCTGACGCAGTACGGGAATCTGATGCTGGAGTCGATGGAGATGCAGGAGGTCCGTCTGCGCGAGGGCCAGGGCTTCACCGTCAAGCAGATCACCTCGTCCACGGTCGGGTCGTTCGCGTGGCTGATGGCGTTCACCGTCGAGTCGCTGTAGGCCGCGATGCTGCACTGGTTCACGCACTTGTGGTACGGCGAGGCGGCGGCGGCGAGTTTCGGGGACACCGCACCGTCTGCGCTCACCGCAAGCATCGAGGGTTGGGCGCAGCCCGACGCCACCATCGTCGGTGCCGCGTCGGTGCCGCTGGCGAAGGCCACCCGGCTGCGCAACTCCCCGGCCACGCTGACCGGCTCGGGCACGATCACCACCGCGTATCCGCGTGGACGGGCACGACCGACCTGCACGATCAGCATCGGCGCGCAACCGTCGGCCACGGACATCGCCGAGGCGGTGGTGGCGCAGAAGGTTCACGGTCTGGGGCCGGGCACGGTCACCCTGGGCCAGGTGCTCGGGCTGCTCACACGGGTGGCGCGCAACCGCACCGTCACCGATCCGGTCGCCGGCACGATCACCGTGTACGACGACGACGACGCCACACCGCTGTTCGTGGCCGACCTGTGGGATGACGCCGCCGGAACCACGCCGTACAGCGGTGCCGGGGCTGACCGCCGCGACCGTCTGGAGTGAACCGATGCGCCTACTGCTGTTCGCGCTGATGACCGCGGTGGGCTACTGGTGGGCCGGGTGGCATCGTGACTGACCCGGCCTACGGTCTGGGCCATCCCGGCGGGCTGATCGTCACCGGCGGCCTGGGCCACGCCGAACCCGCACTGGCCGGTGCGATGGCCGCCCGCATCACCGGCGCGGCCACGATCACCGCGACCCTGACCGCCGACAGTACGCCGAGCGCCGCACCTGGCGCAGCACGATTCGGATGGATCATCCCGATCCCGCCGCGCCGTAGAGCCACCACCGTTGTCGACCTGGCCGCCACCATCACCGGCACCGCCACGTTGACCGCAACTGCCATTGCCGATGACACCGAGCGTGTCGTCGCCGACTTCAACCGCCTTGTCCTTGACCTCGAAGGAGTCCTGCTGTGAACGAGCTGGATCGTGCCGCGGCGCGGCGAGCCGACGCGCTCAACCACCGCAATGACCGCCCGGCGCAACGCCGCAACGCCGAACACCCGCAGTCACGTTCCGGCGTGCTCAGCCCCGCCAGTCTGACGCTGCGCGAGGCCGACGACGCACCGACGCTGCGGTTCCAGGGCGCCGCGTCGGTGATGGAACGCGGATACCCGATGTTCGACATGTTCGGCGAGTACAGCGAGATCGTGGACTCCGCGGCGTTCGACAACACGCTGCGCGCCGACGGCCTGGACGTGCCGCTCGTGCTCGGCCACGACCAGATGCGGCGGGTGGCGCGCACCACGAACGGCAGCCTGCGGTTGGCCGTCGCCGGCGACAAGTTGGCCGTCGACGCGGATCTCGACCCGGCCGACGCCGACGTGGCCTACATCGCACCGAAACTGCGCTCCGGTCTGATCGACGAAATGTCGTTCGCGTTCCGCATCGTGTCCGGCTCGTGGTCGCCGGACTACACCGAGTACCGCATCCACGAGGTCGACATCCACCGCGGTGACGTGTCGATCGTCGGTTGGGGCGCGAACCCGCACACGTCGGCGTCGCTGGTGAAGAAGTCCGCCGGCACGCCGCTGCTGGCGCTGCTCGACGCAGCGATCGGCACCCACGCTTCCATCCGCTGACCTCCCTGCCTGCCACGGGGCACGCACGGACGCTAGTCGGTTCGGAGGGCAAGGAAACATTCACTCACACCAGAAGGAGAATGCTCATGTTCACACCTGAGCAACTGCTCACGAATTCGCAGACGCGGCTTCGCGACGCCATCGCCGAGCGCAAGGCCGCGCAGGACGAACTGCTCGCGCTGCGCGACAAGTTGGAGTCCGGCGACGACAGCATCACCCGCGACATGGTCACCAGCCAGGTCGCGCTGCGTGACGCCGCCGACGCCAAGGTGGACGACCTGTCTGCCGAGGTCGACGCGATGCGTGCGGAGATCGCCCGTGACGAGCAGATCGCCGCGCTTCAGGCACAGGTCGAGGACACTGGCGTTCCCCGCCGCTCCTACGACCAGGTGGCCCGCGTCGGTGCCGAGCAGCGCACCTACAACCCCGGCAACGACCCCCGCGGGTCGGCGTTCCTGACCGACGTCCTGTCGGCTCGGGTGGGCAACGACTACGGCGCGCAGCAGCGTCTTGGCCGTCACATGGACGAGGAGATCGTGGAGCGCGGCGACCAGTTGCGCGCCAACACCCCGTCGGCGAACTTCGCCGGCCTGGTCGTACCGCAGTACCTGACCGACCTGTACGCGCCGAAGGCCAAGGCGTCCCGTCCGTTCGCCGATGCCTGCCGCCAGCACCCGCTGCCGGCCTCGGGCAACACTGTGACCATCTCGAAGATCACCACCGCCACGACCACGGCGGTGCGTTCCGATGAGACGTCGGCGGTGTCCGAGACGAACATCGACGACACCGCGCTGGACATCAGCGTGCAGGAGATCGCCGGGGCGCAGTCGCTGTCCCGCAAGGCGGTTTCCCGTGGCACTGGCGTCGACGACGTTGTGATGCAGGATCTGTTCAGCAGCTACGCAACCACGCTGGACTCGACGCTGATCAACCAGGGCACCACTGGGCTGAGCGCCGTGGCCACCGCCGTGACGTTCACGTCCGGTTCACCGACCGCCGCACTTCTCTACCCGAAGATGCTCCAGGGCATCGGCGAGGTCGAGGCTGCACTGCTCGACCAGGATCCCAATGCGACCGCGGTCGTGATGCACTCCCGCCGCTGGGCGTGGGTGCAGTCGCAACTGTCCAGCACGTTCCCGCTGATCGCACAGCAGTCGTTCGGCTTGAACTTCAGTGCTGGTGGCGTCGCCAATGACTCGGGCTACGGCTCGGGTGTGCGCGGCGTGCTTCCCTCCGGCGCCCCGGTGATCGTGGACAACAACATCGCCACGAACCTCGGTGCGGGCACCAACCAGGACGAGATCTACGTCGTGTCCCTGGCCGAGTGCCACCTGTGGGAAGACCCGAACGCGCCGATGATGATCCGCACCGACACGGGTCCGTCGATGAAGACGAACGCGATCGACATCGTGGTGTACGGCTTCGTGGCGTACACGTTCGCACGGATCTCGCACGCCCGCGCGGTGAGCGGGACCGGCCTGGTCACGCCGACGTTCTAGTCGGATGACTGAAGTCCTGGCCGCGCTGCGACTCTCGGCGCGGCGCGGCCAGGACACCACCCCCTGATTCTCGAAGGAGCCAAAGCGTGAGCGATCAAGCATCCGCCAAGCGTGCGCAGTACGTCGCCGGGCTGAAGTCCGAGCGCGACGGCTATCTGCGCGTGGGCGACAAGAAACGCGCGGCCGAGGTCGACGCCGAATTGGCGCGCTTTGACGCGGCGCCGAAGAAGCGCACCGCGAAGAAGACCGAGGCCACCGATGCCACTGCCGGTTGAGGGTGGACTCGTCACGGTCACCGACCTGGAGAACCACCTGCACCGCACCATCGCCACGAAGGACGACCCGGCCGCGCAGGCCGCGGTGGACTTCGCCACGGCGCTGGTGTGGGATGTGGTCGGGTTCGACGTCACCGGCGACGACTACACGATCGACCCGAACGACCTGCTGATTGTCAAGGGCATTGCGCTGCGCATCGCGGCGCAGTGGTTCACCAACCCTGAGGACCGGGCGCAGTACGCCGGGCCGGAAGGTCTGTCCTACACGGCCAGTCCGCAGATGCTGTCGCGGATCATGGGCGAGGCTGACCGCCGCACCCTGACCAGTGTGCAGATCCGCTACGCGCCGGGGTTCGCCTGATGGCCGTCAAGTCGTCGCAACTGCTGCAAGGACTCGACGACGTCGAGGCCCGCCTGGACAAGGTCGCGAACGCCGCCGACGACCTGCGGCCCGTGTGGCCGGAGATCGGGCGTCTGTGGGCGTCACGTCAGCGCACCGTGTTCGCGAGCAACGGTCTGGGCCGCTGGGCGCCCGAGGCCGCGGTCACCATGCGGTCGAACCAGTCGCCGCTGGTCGACACCGGGGTGATGCGCGCCGGGCTGGACGACGCCGCGCCGATCTGGTCGCGCAAGAAGGGCGCCTCGTGGGGCGGTGACAGGGGCGACCGCCGTGTGTACAACATCGCCGTCTTCCACGCCTACGGCACCAGCCGGATGCCGAAACGTCTACCCGTCCCGCCGCTGCGACCCACCGAACGCAAGGCGTGGGTCGGTCTGGTGTCCAAACATCTACGCAAGGCGATCACCTGATGCGCGGTCACGAGTATGTTCGCGAGGCGATCCGCACCTACCTCGAAACCGAGGTGCCGCTGCGACTCGACGCGCACCTGACGGCGAACAGTCTGACCAGCCCGACGGCCACCGACATCGCGTTCCTGTTGCAGGACGTGCTCGAGGGTGTCGTCGACTTCCCGGTGGTGCTGGTGAAGTCAACGTCAGGCAACGCCGTCAAGTGGGTGATGCGCAACACGTGGTGGTACGACTACAACATCGAGATCGTCGTGGCCTGCGATCACCGCGTCCACGGGTCGTACGAGGGCGCGTCGACCGACCGGGATCGGCTGCTGCTGGCGGTGCGCGAGTCGGTGCTGTCGATGGCCGGTCTGCCCGACGACATCGAACTGATCCCCGGCAAGTGGCTGGAGGACACCGGCGACGCCGTGCAGACGCTCGCCGGGGTTCCGCTGGCCGCGGGCACCATGCAGTTCACGGTGCGGATGGTCGAGTCGATCACCGACCTGGACCCGCCGGAAACCATCGACGACTACGACCTGACCGCCGACGGTTACGACGCCGCCGACGATCTGCCCGAGTAGCCACACCACCACCTGAGAAGGAGCGCGCATGTCCCGCGTGACTGTCACCGTGCCATCCGGCACACCCGAACCCCCGGCGGTCCCGCCGGCCAAGACCCCGACAAAGGGCGTAAAGAAGGAGTCCGACAATGGCTGACAGGATCACTGTCACGACCGGCACAGTTTCCGGCGGGACATCCACCGGCGGCCGCCGCGTTTCCCGCTACATCATCGCTGGGCAGACCCAGTTCGGCCCGACTGACGGCCCGCGGGTCATTACGAGCATGGCCGAGTATGTCGCCACCTACGGCGTGCGCTCCGGTGGGGCGAGCATGTACGACGCCGCCGAGTTCTGGTTCGCGAACGGCGCCGGGGAACTGGTGGTGCAGCGCGCCTACGGCCCGTCTGCGGTGCTGGGCACGATCACTCTGGACAGCAAGATCACGGTCACGGCCCGCTACCCAGGGGCTTACTACAACGCGATCACGGCGACGTACACGACCGCGACGACCACGCTGACGCTGGTGAAACCGTCCGGCACGGTCACCTATGTGGGTGCGACCGCCGCGGCGTTGCAGTCGGCGGCATCATCCGACCCCGACGTCACCGTCACCGTGTCGGCGCTGCCGTCCAGCAACTTCGGCCCGACCGCACTGGCGTCCGGCGCCGACGACTACGCGAACGTCGCGTGGGCGACGGTGCTCGGCAAGATCGGCAGCAACGCGGGTGCGGGTGCTGTCGCCACGCCGGGCGTGACCGCGTCCGCGTCGGCACTGGCTGCGCACGGCACCGCCGCACGCAGGCTCGCGCTGCTGTCCACCCCGCAGGGGCAGGCCGCCGCGACGACCATCACGGCGCAGGGCAACATCACCGCCGCAGACAAGCAGGCCGCGTCCTACGTCGGGTTTTGGGGCTACGTTCCCGACGGCGTGGGCGGGCTGAAAGTGATCGACGGTGTGACCTACGCCGCCGCGGTGCGCTCGCTGGCGCAGCGGGTCTACGGGGTCGGCACGTCGGCGCTGCTGCGCTCGGCACACCGGCTGGCGTCGAACTTCACGCCGTTGGCAGACGTGGACGACGCCACGCACACATCGCTCGAAGCGGCCGGCGTGATCACCGCCCGCACCCTGGCGAACGGTGTCGGCATCGACGTGTGGAAGACCGCCGAGGGTGTCGGCGCGAACGCGGCGCTGAAGGGCGCGCAGTTCCGCGACATGGTCGACTCGGTGATCGACGAGGGCGCGCAGGCGCTCGACGGGTTCGTCGGCAGGCCAGCGTCGGCGCTGGAACTGTCCGCCGCCGCGTCGGCGCTGTCCGGCATCCTCAACGAGTACCGGCCGTGGCTCACCGACAACGGTGACCTGGACCCCGGCTACAAGGTGACGGTCAGTAACGGCCCGCTGCCCGCTGACAACCGCATCGAGGCCCGCGTCAGTCTCCGTTTCCAAGAGTCGATCGACTGGGTCGATTTCGTGGTCATCCCCGCATCCGCAAACCAGACCATCTAAGGGAGTAAGTCATGCCATCACTGTCCACCCAGAACAAGGTCGCGGTGCGCGTCGTCAACCCCGTAAACCCGTTGATCGACATCGACTGGGACAAGGCCGACGGCGGCGCCCGCTCCCACAACGTCACCAAGGTGCGTGCCCGGGCCGGCGGGCCGAAACTGGTGCTCACCGGCGACTCCGAGGTGGAGAACATCACCACGGAGGCATTCATCGACCCGGTGGCGCACGCGCAACTGTTGCAGCAGTTGCACGCCGGGGAGACGTTCAGCGGGTCCACGATCACCCGCCAGTTCCTCGACGCCAACGGCGTGCCGATCCCCGGCACGAAGTTGGAGCACAAGGGCTGCGCCGTGGTGAAGTCCGAGTCGATCCCGGCGGACGCGAACAGCGACGGCGAAGGCGCGAAACTCGTCGTCGAATGGCAGGTCGGCGACTGACCGACTGACCACCACACCCCACCGAGAGGAGCACGACAATGGGTGATGACACGATCCTCGCCGGGCTACTGGCCGAGGCCGAGGAACTACGGGCGCGGCACGTCACGCTGCAAGTGCCGGGCCGCGCGATGGTGCTGCACTGTGTGGCGCCGACCGACGGCGAGGCACTGAAGCGCATGGAGCGGACCGCGAAAGCCCGCTACAAGGACACGTTCGAGGTGCATTTCAACCGCAGCGTGGTTGCCACGTACTGCGAGTGGATCGAATCCGGCGGGCAACCGCTGAAACTCGGCGGCGAGCAGGTCAACTTCCGCGACCGCCGGTTACAGGAAGCGCTCGACGCGCCCACCGCGAATGATGCGGTGGTGAAACTGCTGGTGTCCGACGGTGTGATCGGATCGCTGGCGTCGCAACTGGCCGACGAGTTCCTTGGCAACCGCGACGACGGCGACCCTATCTAGGGCTGCACCGCGACAGGCTGGTCGGCGCTGCGGCGCGGTTCGGCCTGATGTTCCAGTGCAGCCCACTGGAGTTCCTTGACCGTCCGACCCGTGAGATTCCGCTGCTGCTCGCACTGATGGAGCAGGCCGACCGCATGACCCGACCCGAGGAGGCATGAACGATGGCAGGTGACCGCCTCCAGATCGTGTTGGCCGCCAAGGACGAGATCACACAGGAACTCAAGCAGGTCAAGTCCGAGTTCAAGTCGCTGGAGCGCACCAGCATCGCGCTGAACAAGCGGATGCAGGCCGGCGAGCAGGGGCTACAGGACGAGTACGAGCAGACCCGCCTGCAACTGAACAAGAACATTGACAAGCAGCAGGAACTCGGGCGGGCCGCGTCGAAGGTCAAGAGCGAGCTGCGGGAGATGACCACCGACGGCACGGCCGGGGCGAAACGCCTCGACCGTTCGTTCGACGGCGTCAATCGCACGATGGGCAAGACGCAGACCGCCGCCGGCAAGATGACTGTCGGCTGGGGCAAGATGATGGGCGCGGTGGCGGTTGTCACCGGCGCGGTCGCCAGCCTGTCGGGGGCGTTCCGGTTCCTGTCCGACTCGATCAATGAGGCGCGCGGCGCGCGCAAAGCGTTGGCGCAGACGGAGGCCGTGCTGCGGTCGATGGGGCGCAAGGAAACCGCCGAGAGTATCGAGAAGATGCTCGACGACCTGTCGCGGATGTCCGGCATCGACGACGACAATCTGCGCGAGATGTCTAACACGCTGCTGACGTTCGGCAACGTCACCGGCGACACGTTCACGAAGGCGAACGAACTCGCGTTGGACGTGTCGGCAGCGTTTGACAAGGACTTGCGATCTTCGGCGGTGATGGTCGGCAAGGCTCTCAACGACCCGATCAAGGGCCTCACCGCGCTGACCCGTGTCGGTGTCAGTTTCACCGCGCAGCAGACCGAGAAGATCAAGTCGCTGATGGAGGAGGGCAGACTCGCCGAGGCGCAGAAGATCATCATGGGTGAACTGACCCGCGAGGTCGAAGGCTCGGCGGCTGCACAGGCCGACGGCATCGACAGGATGGGCGTCGCCTGGGGCAACCTGAAGGAGTCGATCGGCGAGACGCTGCTCAGTGTTTCCACGGGCAGTTTCGACGCCGTCGCCGCCATCGAGTCCATGACCGACGCGATCAAGCGCAACAAGAAGCAGATCGTCTCGGCATTGCAGGACATCATCTCGTGGGTGTTCACGCTGGCGTCGGTGTGGCTGAAGGTCGCGTCGGTGTGGCTGCGCGCAGAGTCGGTCATCATCAACACCATCGGCTACGTCATCGGCGCGGTCGCGAAGTTGGCCGGCGTGCTGGAGTTCCTGGGCATCGTTGAGGAGGGCACCAGCGAACGCATCGGGGAGATGGCCGACGGCCTGCGCGAGGCAGGCGACACGGCCGGCAACACGAGCAAGAAGTTCAACGACCAGGCGAAGCACCTGGGCAACCTGGGCGAGTCGATGCGGTTAGCCACCCGGCGCACCAACGAGCTGCGCGAGGGGCTGCGGCGGATCAAGGACAAGAAGGTCCGTATCGACGTCCGCACCACGCTGAACGACGCCTTCACGGCCGTCGACGAGGCCGTGAGTCGCGCCAACGACCTGCCGGGCGCTGCGATGGGTGGCCCCGTATTCGGCCCGACGGTGGTCGGTGAACTCGGACCCGAACTGTTCGTGCCGAAGATCGGTGCGCCGCGTGTGATCGGCGCCGACGGCCCCGAGATTCGCGACTTTCGCCAGTCAGGCACCGTCGTTCCCAACCATCTGCTCGCCACGGTCACGCTGCCGAAGCAGGCGCAGCCCGCCGGCTACGTCGGCCCGCCGGTGCAGATCGGCACGATCAACGCCACCCAGGGCGTCGACGTTGAGAACGCGATCCTGCGGGCGCAGATGCGCGCCGACCGGATCGCCAGGGAGCGCCGATGAAGGTCCGTGCGGTCGCCGGCGCCAACGCTGCCCCGTATGCGGGCACCGGCGTGCCGGGTTCGGAGACGAGCGTGGTGCTGGTCTGCCCTCGGGTCGCTACTGTGGTGCTGCCGTGGTGGCCGACCGAGGTGTCGCGCTCCGGTCTGGTCCGCGACTGGGAGGAGATGCAGCGCCCCGGCCGCCAACCGCTGCTGCTGTCACCGAGTCGTCGGCTGGGTGAGTACAGTCTCGGGTTCACGCTGCGCCACGCCACCTACGGGACGAGTGTGCGAGGCATCGTCAACGACCTGGAGTCGATCGCCGCATCCGAGACGCCGGTCGCACTGGTGATCGCCAGGACGTCGCGCGGACTGTTCCATGTGACCGAGTTCGACCCGGTCGAGGTTGACCACGACACCAACGGCCAGCCCGCCACGGTGGACGTGTCGATGACGTTGAAGCGTGCCAGCGACGCCACCGTAAACGTGGGCCTGATCAAGCGGATCAAAGGCCGCGGCTCGGGCTTCGCGAAGAAGAAGCGCTGATGGCTATCGGCAGCGCGTCGGGCACCGTGACGGGTGCGGCGCGCAAAGTCGTCGACGGTGTGCAACTGTCGTCGGGGTTGTACGTCGCGGACCTGACCGACGCGGTCGGGGTGACGTCGTGGGATTTCCGCGTAGGCGCGGTGTCGGAGTTCAGTTTTCCGGCGGTGGACCGTGGCCGCGAGTTGACCCGCCGCGGGCTGTTGAACGCCGGCCTGACCTTGCGGTGGGACGGCCAGGTGTGGCAGATCGCCGTGGTCGAACGCGACTACAAGGGCGACGACGTGTGGCTGAACTTCACGGCCCGGTCGCGTTTGGCGCGCCGACTGCGCAACGCGTCCGGTAAGCGGTCGGTGGAGAAGGCAACCCCGCAGAGTTTCATCGGCACAGCCGTCAAGAAGGCCGGCGGCACGGCGGTGGTGGAGCCGGGCGCGGGCCGGATGCGGATCGTTCAGAAGCCGGGCGAGACACTGCTCGACACCATCGCATCCATTGCCAGTGAAACGTCTGTCGAATGGGTGGAGCACGGAAACACGTTCTACGTGGGGACGCCGTGGTGGGCGTACAAGGGCGGACCGAATCTGCCGATGTGGTCGGCGCGGATCGACGGCAAGCCGAGTACCTTCTCGGGACTCAACGTGCTGGAGTTCTCCAGCCGCAGCAGCCTGGACGACCGGCAGAACGCCGCTGAGGCGTCGCTGACGGTGGAGGTCGCCGCCGGGTCGAAGGTCCGCCCGTGGCATCTGGTGGACGTCACCCGCGCCGACGACGAGGACAACGGCACGTGGCTGGTGGACAGCGTCACGTTCGACGAGGTCGCAGGCTCGGCTGACATCTCATTGCAACGGCCGCTCAAGTCGTCGCCGCAGAAGGCGTCGCAGGGCACGTCGACAGCCAGCGCCACCGACACCGGCAGCACCGACCTCGGTTCGCCGATCGACGGGTCGTCCTACAGCGACGTTCCCCGGCCCGCTTCGTGGGGCGCCCGCAGCGTCGCAGGCATCCTGTCGCTGTACCGGAACAACCGCGGCGGTCTGGGCGGTCACGGCATCTACAACGGGTGTCTGTGGTACGCGCAGGAGGTGGCGGGCTACCAGCACATCGGCGCCAAACCGCATGTGCTGTGGCCGATGCTGCCGACGTCGAAGCGGCACGCCAGCCGCGCAGTGGTGCCCGGTGCGGTGCTGCTGTACCGCAACAGCCGCATCGGTCACGCGACCGTCTATCTCGGCGGCGGGAAGGTGCTGGGCACCGACATGGACGAGAACGGCAACTATGTCGTCGGCAAGTGGTCGATCGCTCCGGCTGATGCGTGCGAGCGCTCGTTCGGCACGCTGCTCGGGTGGTACTCGCCATGATGCGCGGCAAAGTCACGGCGGTGGACGCCAGCGGCGTGTATGTGCAGACCGCCGAATACGGCACGTTGGGTCCATGCCAGGCGGTCGTCGCGAACTACGCCGTGAACGACATGGTGCTGTGCGTCAACGTCGGCGACGAGGCATCGCCGGAGTTGGTGGTGGTGGGCAGGCTCACCGGCACCGGGTCAACCACGCCGGGGTCGTCGGTCGACAACACCGTGGCCCGCTATAACGGCACGGGCGGGGCGCTGCAAGGCTCCGGCGTCACGATTGCGGATAACAACACTGTCCAGGGTGTCAACAATCTCTACTTCGCGGGGACACTGTTCGGTGACGGCGGAGCGGCGAGTTCAATGCTTGTCGCCAACGCCAATGCAGGCGTGTCCACGGATGTGCGCCTACGTTCCGGCGGCAATGAGCGATGGATCATCCAAAAGACGAACGAGGCAGAGTCCGGCAGTAACGCCGGTTCCAACTTCCGGCTGTACCG